CAAAGCGGCAGCCTGGGATAGAGCCACAAGCCCAGGGTTAACAGTCTCGGTTACTATCCTTAAGGGTTGGGGGAGGTCAATAGCAATTACCGCCAACCTCACGGTATCAACTACTATAGCCAAAATATTAGGATTTGCCAAGACGGTGACGAGCAACCTAACAACCTCGGCTACGGTTGACAGAATTGTTGCTTACGGGCGGGCGACTACACCTGGACTCACAGCATCGGTTACTATTAACAGGACTGTTGCTTACAGTAGGGCAATATCGGCAGGAATCACTGTAGCCGTGACTATAGCGAAATCGTGGGGCAGGACAATCATTACCTCTGCTGGTCTGACTGTTAGCACGACAATCAACAGAGTGGTTGCTTATGGTAAGGCAATATCGGCTGGACTCACTGTCTCTGCTACTATTGCAAAGTCATGGGGAATAACCATAACTACATCTACTTCATTAGCTGTTAGTGCCACGATAAACAGGACTCTTGCTTATGCACGGGTTATATCATCGGCTGGACTTTCCGCAGCCGTGACTATAGTCAAGGGTTATGGTCGTGCCATAACCACAACCGCTAACCTGACAGTCATGGCGTCTATCAACAGGACTGTTGCTTATCACAGGGCACTCCAGCCAGCTCTATCTGTCATTGTATCTGTTATCAAAACCATAGCTTATCAAAGGGCATTGCAACCTGCTTTATCCGTTGCTGTATCTATAGTCAGAAAACTGGCTTATACCAGGGCGATTACAACAGGCTTGACCATATCGGCAACAGTTCTGAGGACATTTAATAGAACCATAATCACAACCGCTAATCTGACCGTCTCTGTGGTTATCCAATATTGCGTAGTCCTGAAGAAGTTGCTGAGAGTTCCCATATCAAGAATGGCAGCAACTCGGCTACCACTGGGACGATTGAATTTCTGGCGTAGAAGGAGAAATTGCGAATGAGTACATATACCTATGTCCTTAGTACCAATGTCGGCAAGGTAAGACTCGCTACAGGCGATAATGATATAAGCCCAACCAGCGATGCCGTGTTCTCTGACGAGGAGATTGAGGTATTCCTGGCAAACCACTCAGACAATATCAACCTGGCATCTGCCGAGCTGCTGGAGGCGTGGGCTGCCAAGTATGCCGCCAGTGCCGACAGCGAGAAGATAGGCGACTACTCCTACAGCCAGAAGATAGTTGACAAGATGCTCGCTATGGCAAAGAGGCTGAGGGACAAGGATAATGCTTTACCTGCAATGACCTGGAGCGAGCTAGACCTGACTGGAGAAGAAGAGTGAGCTTCACTAACCTGTTGATAAATACCTGCACTGTCCGGCGTAATACACCCGGGGCACAGGACAACTATGGCAATCCTGCTGAGAGCTGGGGTGACTATCTTTCAGATCAGGCATGCCGGCTTATGGCCGGCTCCGGCAGAGAGGTCAAGGTAGGAGCTGAGGTTGTGATTGCCGAGTATAAACTATTTATCGCAGATGTGGACATTACAGAACAGGACAGGGTAGTTATAGACAGTATAACCTATGAAGTTTTATTGGTAGCCGACAAACAGAACGGCACAAGCAATCACCACAAGGAATGTCTGATGAGGACTGTAAGGTAACTATTAGATGAAGCTCGATGTTGAAGTAAAGCTAAACCTCCGAGACAAAGAGGTACAGAAAGAGGTCAGAGATGCTACCAGGAAGGCTCTGAAGGATGTTACTACTGATATTGCCCAGGATGTCATACACGGAAGCCCTCATGTAACAGGTAACAATATGAGAATGATAGCCTATGAAATAGAGGGTGGCGGAGTGATAACAGTAGAAGGTGATACATCTGGTATAGGCACAAAGGAACTAGAATCTGCCGTTTGTTCCACCTCGGGCTATGGCGGATATCTTGAGACAGGCACGGTTCGTATGCCAGCCAGAAGTTATTTTCGACCAGCATTAGACCGTAATATCAAGAAGTTGCCAGAGCAAATAAAAGCTCATTTATCTTGAATAAACAATCCTAGTATGCTATGATAAGGATATGGAGGCATTATGGCAGAACTAGGAGAGATAAGAACTGGAAGGGAAATAGGCAGAGATACCAAGGCTGATAGATACCATAAGTATATCTGGCAGGCTTGTGGGGGATGCGGTAAGCAGAGATGGGTAGCAATTCGTAGTGGGAAACCTGTCAGAACTCTTTGCCTCAAATGTTCTTGTAAAGTTAAAATAATCAGCGAAGAACTCCGTGAAAAGTATAGATGGGCCGGGAAGAAAAAGCTAGGGTCGCATTGGAGTGATAATAGTAGATTAAAAGTGAGCGGCGAAAACAGCCCACATTGGAAAGGCGGACGTTATATTAACACTCGTGGGTATGTTGTAGTCGCAATTTCCCTTGATAACCCTTATTATCCCATGTCCTTTCATGGAAGAATAAGGGAACATCGTCTGATTATGGCTAGAAGTTTAGGACGGTGTCTCTCTGGTTGGGAAATAGTTCATCACAAGAATGGCAATAGACAAGATAACCGCCTTGAGAACCTATCCATAGAGTTAGTGAATGAACATAATCAGATAACTAGGATATCTAGATTAGAGCAGCAAGTGAAATACCTTAAGGAACAATTGAAGAAACAATAAGACAGAATTACTTAAAGTAACTACCAATAGTCAATACTAAGAGTAAAGCCCTTCAAATCGGAGGGCTTTTTCTATTGGAGACTAAATGACCTTAGTAGACACAAATCATTTAATCAGAAAATATCTAACAACGTCCTCAACTTTGACTGACCCTCTAATAGCACTGGTGGGTTCTCAGATCTATTGTCCGCGACTTCCAGAGGATGTGGATTTGAGTGTTAAGCCGGCTATCAGCTTCTTTACTCGTGGTGGTACTGCCGACCCTGAAGTACCAAACATATTCTCACCAAGTGTCCAGTTTAACTGCTGGTCAGATGATAAGGAGGAAGCCCGACAGGTTTATCGTGCTCTATATGATGCCCTGCAGGGACTGGGGAATGTCGGTATTACCATAGATGGAACGACATATTATATCACCAAAGCAAGGGAGGAGGTTCAAGGTCAAGACCTCGTGGATATTGATATACCAGGCTACTTCAGTGTACTGGCTTTCTATTCAATAACAGTGAGGGATAACCTTTAATTCAGGTATCAAACGTGTTAGCACGTTTGTTTCAATAGACTATTTTTATAGGAGGTAATAAAAATGGCAGTAACAGAAGCAAAAATAGGTTATGGGACTACTTTTAAGTGGGGAGCGAACTTTGTTGCGGAAATAACAAGAGTGGGACCCGTGAACCTCACAGCTTCAAAGCAGAATGCCACGTCACTCGGTTCTGACAATAGTTATCTTGATATACTTCCAGGACTAATCGACCCGGGCGATATTGAGATTGAGGGATGGTTCAGACCGGACGATACAGCTCAGGCTGCTTTGGTAGCTGACATGAATTCGAGGACATCCCGGACATGGATTATCGCCTTCCCTACAGCCTTGAGTGGTACCACCTGGACGGCAGACGGATATGTTACTGGCTTCTCTGCCGGCGATGCGACACCAGAGGGTATAATCCCGTTCAGTGCCACAATTAGCGTAATCGGCAAACCGACTCTCGGTGTTACGGCTGGCGATGACCTGACTGGTCTGGTCTTTACAGGAGACCAAACTGGTATCATAGCTACAGTTCCAGCCTTTGCCGGTGCGACCTATGCCTACACCTGGGATGGTTCTGCTGAGAATACCTTTACTGTCACACCTACCTGTGCGGCAGCAGATTCAATCACAGTCAATGGTAACACGGTAGTCTCCGGTGCGGCATCAAGTCCAATCGATACCTTGCCGGATGATTTAGTTACCGTTACGGTGATTACCAAAACGGCAGGTAAGAGCAACAAAATCTATACTATCACTGTATTCGATGGCCTATAAGTCGAATAGAGATGGGAGGGGGATTAACGTCCCCCTCCCTTAGAAAAGGAGTGAGAGAATGCCAAAAATAGACAAACTGGTTACAGTTAAACTGGATAAGGAACGTCACCTCCGATTGTCTCTGAAGGGGATGGTGGAGTTCGAGAAGATTACCGGTAAGAATCTCCTGAAGGGAATCAATCTTGATGAGATGACACTGGGGGATATGGCTCTATTGATGTGGGCATGCCTGATACACGAGGACAAAGAACTGCAATTTGATGATGTTCTGGATATGGTAGACATCGGCAATATGAACGAAGTCTCTGATGGCATTGTTGCCTGCATCACACAGTCGCTTCCAGACATCGAAGAGGGCAAATCCCGCCCTTTAGCGAAGAAGTCCCGAGCTGGCTAGAACTGTGGTCTATAGGACGCTATGACCTCAACCTGGCAGAAGACGAGTTCTGGGGCTTAACACCCAAAGAGCTTGATGCTCTTATCAAGAGGTACAACAACAATCAGGACTGGCTAAACTACAGGTCGGCTCTGATTTGTACTGTAATGGCTAATATGTGGCGTGGTAAAAACACCAAGCCACTAAAGCCAGAGGACTTTATGCCTTCAAGGTCAAGGTCTGCACAGACTCCTGAGCAAATACTGGCTAATGTTCAAATGCTGAATG